GAACAAGCCGAAGGTGAGTTTTTTGCTAAAGACCAAAAGATTGGTGTACGTGATGCTGATTTAGATAAAGTACACGGTGCCAATACTGTTTTACACGAGGTATTACACGGTGTCGTTTATCAATATGGTCTGTGTGATGTTGTTAAAGATAATGAAGAAAGAATTGTTAACACTATGGCAAATGGTATGATGTCAGTATTTGTAGATAATCCTTGGTTGTTAGATTACCTTAAATCAGCAATTCAAAATGGTGATAAGAATGATGAGTGAATTTAGATCAGGTATTTACAATCTGTTAAAAAAACTAGGCACAACTAGTATTGGTCGTGCTATTGTCTATACAATAGGACATATTGTTATTGCTATGACTTGTAATAGATTAATTACAGGTGCTGATTGGTCGTTAGCAGGTGTTGATGCTATTGTAGAACCTATGATAAATGGTGTATGGTATTATATGTTAGATAGATTATGGAGTAGAAATGGCAAAATATTATAGAGTTAGTCCTAAATGGAAAAAGTCTGTTTTTGAGTATCAGACTTATAAAGATGAAGAAAAGGGTATTTCATTTACTACGGAAGAGATGTATCGTTGGGGACATTGTGTTGTAAAAGTAGAAGAAGGTGAAGAATTAAACGATATTATCGGTGATCCAAATGATAGTAATAACGAATTTGAATTTGACCACAATATGGTAGATGATATTGAAGTTGATGACCAATGTTCTTTTTATTTTGAAAATCCTAGAGGTATTACTACTGAAGAATTAGATGAAAATTTTGAAGAAGATGGTTATGATTACTTAGAAAAATTTGGTGATCCGGATGATTTTTATTCAATATATCAAGGCGAATTAGATGTAGAAGATGTAACGGAGAAATATGCCAAGCCGACAACAAACACTTAATTATAGAATGGTAAAAACATTGGCAGAAAACAACAAAGACAAACCAATGAAAAGAAAAGTAGATACCTATGAATATCAATCTTTAGCAGATTGTATTCGAAGTGACCAAGTACCGGCAAATCATATTGCTGAAATTTTTACAGATAAAGATTTTTACAAATGGTATTCAGAAAAGTATTTTAAATGATTTTAGTTGATTTAAACCAAGTCTTAATTTCTAATTTAATGGCACAGACACGTGGCAAATCAGATGTTAAGCCAAATAAAGAAATGATAAGACATATGGTAATTAATTCACTAAGAGGTTTTAATCTTAAATTTAAAGAAGACTATGGTAAAATGGTCTTATGCTCAGACGCAGGTAATCCTTGGCGTAGAGATGTCTTTCCTAATTACAAACATAGTAGAAGAAAAGGTCGTGTGGATTCTGCTACTGATTGGGATTATATATTTACAGTTATTACGGAGATAAAAAATGAAATTGCTGAAAACTTTCCTTATGTCGTTATGTACGTTGAAAGGTGTGAAGCTGATGATATTATTGCTACTTTGGTTCAGCATAATAATAATGAGCCGATAATGATTATATCAGGTGACAAAGACTTTATACAATTACAAAAGTATGAGAATGTTAAGCAATACTCACCTATTCAAAAGAAATTTGTAGAAGACACTGATCCTAAAAAATTCTTACACGAACAGATTATTAAAGGAGATAGGTCGGATGGTATACCTAATATTTTAAGTGAAGATGATATATTTCTAACAGATAAGAAACAATCACCTATTACAAAGAAAAGATTAGAAGAATGGCTAGACATAGAAAATATACCATTAGGCAGTGAAACTAAGAAATATTATGAAAGAAACAAGAAATTAATTGATTTAGACCAAATACCTGGCATAATTCAAAATGAAATCCTGTCTAAATATAGACAGTATGAAATACCAAACAGGTCCAAACTGTTGCCGTATTTCATAGAAAATAAATTGAAGTCCTTGATGGAAAATATTAGTGACTTTTAATGAACATACGTATGGAGAAATATAATGGTACAAGATAATCCAAATCTAATATCCAGAAAAGCTATGACTGCTATGTCTAGTACAGCAGGTTCAGGTCGACCTTTAGTACACGAAATATTTACGAAAGTAAATAACGCTAAAGATAAACCTAAGAAGATTGCCGTATTAAGACAATATGATAGTCCTGCTTTGAGAATGTTAGTCAAAGGTGCTTTTGATCCTAAAATTGAGTGGGAATTGCCGTCAGGTGAACCTCCGTTTATACCAAACGAGGCGCCAGAAGGTACTGAACACACTTTATTAGAGAACGAAGCCAAAAAGTTATGGCATTTTGTTAAGGATGCCGATCCTAAATTAAATAGTTTGAAAAAAGAAACTATGTTTATTCAAATATTAGAAGGTCTACACGCTAACGAAGCACAAGTCCTTTTAGATATTAAAAATAAAAAACTTAACAAAACTTACAAAGGGTTTTCCGAATCAGTTGCTAAAGAGGCATTTGGTTGGAATGACAATTTTGTCACCCCATAGTCAAAAATAAGGGGGTGTGCTAGAATAGCGCCCCCTTAAATCATTGATTTTTCTCACTTTTTTAACCAATTTTTTAGTTGACAAACCTCTATTCTTAGTGTATATTATAGAAATAAATATAACAAAGGAGACATTATGAGGTATTTGATAACTTTAGCCACTATATTAGGAATGGTTATGTCGTTTCTAATGTGGGGTTTTAAAACTGCTAATGCCGGTGAGGCATATAACAAGGCAGTTTTAGGACACGTTATACAATCAACAGTGAATGGTACAAATGTTGATGTGAGTAAACTGATGGAAAGTGAGATAGAAAAACTTGCTCATCAATTTGCTATAGAATCTATTAGTATATTACAAAATTATTTACCTGCTATATTAGACGGTGTTGCTGCTGATATGAGATTGAAAGCCGACAAAGAATATAAGTGTGCTTTATTAGAAGGTAGTAAAATAGAGGATAAACAATGTCAGTAATAGATATTTTTTCACTCTTTATTTTATTTTGTGTAGTCTTTACACTGATAAAAATATTACCTGGTTTTGTTAAAGTCTTTATTTACTTTATAGGTTTTATGGGATTGTTGACAATTATATTAACTGGTTTATTTTATATATTTTTTGAATTTTTTATATGAGTGTAATTGAAATATTAACAATTATTTGGTTTGTGATGCCAACTACAATATGGATTATATTTTTTGGTGGTATTATAGGGTATATAATTTTAGAAATAAAGGAGAGAAATGACAAAAACGGAGAAAAAATTGAGGGCAAAAAAACTCTTTAAGAAAGATTTTTCCGTGAAAGCAAAATACAAAACAACATACAGCGATATTAAAAAGTATTTCAAAATTATCAATGATGTTGTTTTTGATAATTTGCTATCTCCATTTAATGAAGTAAAAATTAAACAGATTAAAGATAGACAGTTTAAATGTTGGGGACAAGTGTGTATTTACGAATGGAAAAGAAAAGGCACAAGACAATATCATTTAGAAATGTTGCCTGAATACCCAACGAAAAAAGATTTTGTGGACACGTTAGGACACGAAATGGTCCACCTGTACCAAATGGCAAATGTCGGTGACACAGGTAATCATAACGCTTTGTTTTATAGTTTTAAACCTAAACTAAAACAAATCGGTTTAACTTTATAATCCTAGGGAGGGATTTTATATTATGAGTAAAGAACTTGATAAGTACCTAAAAGATGTTATCAAAAAAGTACCAGAGGCAATACAAAACTTTTTAGATGACAAAGACGGCGACTATTCAATGGTCTATTATACAGGCAATTGGCAAGATGACGTTTTAAATAATTTTACACAAATACAGGCAGATAAAATATTTGCTGAAATGAGAAAGTTTCAGGATAAATGTTATTTCTTTCAAAAAAAGGTCAACGGACTAGAGTACGAAGACGCAAAAGAAAACAAATATCAAACTTACGAATATCAAGTAAGGAGGTTTTAATGCCAGTAAAGAAATTTAATATTAAAAAATATCTCATAATAGTATTAGCAATCGTTTTATCTATAAGTGCTAGTTACATTTATGGTACGTTTAAACCTAATAATTGGGTTGTACAAGAACTTAAAATAGAAGCTGAAACTAAACACGCCTTATGGGCAAAAGATTTAGGTCTTCACGCTCCTTCTATGAATTATAAAAATAATGTACAATTTATTAGTGAACTTAAAAAATGTGTTGACTTTTTAAACTTTCAAACACCACCTAATTTAAGAGTACCAATAGATATGTTAGTGGCTCAAGCTGTATTAGAGTCAGGTTGGGGAACAAGTCGATTTGCTAATGAGGCAAATAATTTATTTGGTATTAGAACGTGGGATAAAGACAAGGGTGTTTTACCTATTGGTATGAGTGAAGATACACCTTGGAGAGTTAGATCCTTTGAAACAAAATGTGATAGTGTACAAGAATATATGAATCTTTTAAATTATCATAATGCTTATTCTAAATTTAGAGAATTAAGAACTAAAATGTTTAAAGACAATCAACCACTTGACGCTAGAAAGTTAATCAAAACTTTAGATGCTTTTTCTACAACGGCAGATTATGATAAGAGAGTTATTAATATGATGAACAAAGTAGATGAAGTAATGACTACAAATGATTGGCAAAAAGTAGATGAAGAAATACAGATAGAACTCAAAGAGAAGCCAGCCATTCCTAAAATCAAATCATAAATAATTTAATGTTTTTAACTTTAATCACTTTTTTATCAGCAATAAGCATATCTGTAATTGCTGCTGGGTATTCTATCATAGGTTTAGCCGCTATCTTTGCTGGTGCGACAGTGCCAATTATTGCTATGGGTTCTGCTTTAGAAGTCGGTAAACTTGTTGCCGCCAGTTGGCTTTATCAAAACTGGAAAAATAGTTTAGTACCTAGATTGTTAAAAACATATCTCTTTGGTGCTATTGTAATTTTAGTATTCATTACTTCAATGGGTATCTTTGGTTTTTTATCCAAAGCACACCTTGACCAAGTACAACCTGGTAGTAATAATACGTTACAAATAGGTTTATTAGATAATCAAATTAATCAACAACAAAAGATTATTGACCGATCTCAAAACACTTTAAATCAATTAGACGCTGCCTTAGACAAATATATTGATATGGAATATGTCACAAGAGGTCTAAAAGAAAGAGAAAAACAAAAAGAAGAAAGAATAGAATTAAACCTAGCAATTAAAAATGCTAGTACAGAAATTGCTAAATTAGAAAATGAAAAGTTTAGTTATCAAAAAGACCAATTAAAATTAGAGGCAGACGTAGGACCTTTAAAGTATATTGCTGAATTAATCTATG